ACTCGATCTCGGCGACGCGGGCATCCCAGATCGCCTTGATGTCGGCGGCGACCTGCTTGTAACTGGCCGACAGTTGCTTGACGGTCTCGTCGGCCTTCTTGGTTTCGGCATCGAGGGCCTGCCGGATCGCTTCGCCGGCCTGAGTGGCGGCACCCTGGATCGCGCGCAGTGCATCGGCCGTCGCCGGCAGTGCCGACTTCAGGCGTTCGGCGGCTTGTGCCGCCAGCATCATCTGGGTCTTGACGCTCAGGGTGCCGGTATTGGCCAGTTCCTCCATCGCGGCGGTCAGCTGCTGCAACTGCTGACGCTGCCGATTGAGATCGTCGATCGCCTTGTTGGTCGCCCGGATGTCCTCGACCATCTTGAGGATGCCCCGGCCCATCTCCCAGACGGCCACGGCAGCCAGCACCGGCAGAAAGCGCATCAGGACGGTTTTAAGGGCCGTCACCGCGCCACCCAGTGCCGCGACCGCCGCTACACCGCGCACCGCAAGCACCGTGACGATCACTTCACCCAGCACGCGCAGCACGGTCATGATTTCTTCGCCGTGACTGGTGATCTTCACCAGGCCATCGGCCAGAGACTGCAAGGCTGGCAACGCCGCCTCGGCGACTTTCATGGCGATGGCCGACAGCGCCTGCTTGACGGTGTCGAGTGTGTCGTTGAACTTCTCGGCGGCCTTGGCGGTATCGCCACTGATCTCGAGACCGAGTTCCTTGAACTTCTGCTTGAGTTCCTCGATGCCGGCACGTCCCTGGTTGAGGAAGGGGATCAGTTCGACACCACTCTTGCCAAAGAGCTTCACGGCCAATGCGGACTTTTCTGCGCCATCGGGCATGACGGCAAAGGCATCGGCCAGATCGAGCAGGACATCCTCGGTCGGGCGCAGTTGTCCTGCAGCATCCTTGACCGAGACGCCGAGCCGGCTGAAGACGTCGATCTGTTCCTTCCCACCACCGGCAGCCTCGACCATGGCGGTGGCCAGTTTCTGCATGCCCTTGGCCAGCCCCTCCAGCGAGATGCCGGATTGCTCGGCGATGGGGCGTAACAGCGACAGCGACTCGACCGAGATGCCGGTCTTCTGCGAAAGCTTGGAGAGGTTGTCGGCGGTATCCAGTGCGGCTTTGCCAGCGGCCACCAAGGCACCGAGTGACAGCGCTGCACCCAGTCCGGCCAGCACGCCATTGACCTTATTGGCGGCGACCGAGAGTCCCTCGAGGTTGGCCTTGACCTGGGCGAGCGCCGACCGGGTCTGGTCGACGGCAGTAATCAGGATCTGGGCGCGGTCAGAGGCCATGGGTGTTCAGTTGCTGAAGAATGGAGGCAGATAATTTCGGTAGTTGCGAACGGACAATGCCGGGCAGATCCAGCCGGCCACGCAAGCTGACAGAGGAGACCAGCACGGCAATCGGAATCTCCTGGCCACGTTTGATGGACTTGGCACCGGACCGCCCCCGCTCGGCGCGTTTGAAACGACGCAGTTCGGCGGCGTTTTCCTTGATCGCTTCCGCCATCAGGATCACCTTGCCGTTCTTCTGAATGAAGAAGGCATTGCCGGTGCGCATCAGGCCATCGATGACGCGGCGGAACGCCTTGCGACCCAGGCGCTGATGTTCGGGCAGAAGCGGGATCAGCATCCGGCCACTGACCGAGCCACCCCGGACATGGATGCCGAGCCAGGGGATGCGGGAACCGATCAGCAAGGCTGGAAACTTCTCCGGGCTGCCGGCATACAGCTTGTGCCGCATCGAACGCACGAAGCCGGCCTTCCTGACCTTGAACGCGGACTGCGTGCGCGCCTGCACGGTCTGCGCGATCTCCTTGCCGGCCGACTTCATGCCGGCTTCCACCGCCTTACGGATCGCCCGGCGCTTCTCTGGTATCCAGCTATCGAGCCGCTTCGGATCGAGCAGGCCGGAGGTGGTCAGTGACAACTTCATGGAGCCAGTTCTTTCTGCACGGCCTTGATCTCGGCACTGCCGCCGCGCGTCGCAGTCAGCATCAGGGCGAACTGGACCGCCAGCCGGTCGCGCTCCGCACGATCACTCGCTGCAAGGAAGGCCCGCACCTGCGCCAACGTGTAGTTCAGGATGTCGGCGTAGGCGTGTCCGGCCCCGAGGAGCCGGGTGATGGCATCGCCCCAGGGATCAGACTCGGGATCTGCTGACCGACCCGCGTGCTCATTTGCGTGATGGTCGGCACGACGCGCTGGATAAAAAAATCGGTATTGGCGGCGAACACCGCTTCGGCCAGGCGAATCGCCTCATCCACGCCAAGCGCCGCCACCCAGTCGGGAGGACGGCGGCAGGCAATGGCCAGAGCCAGCAACAGCGCCTCGCCGTCCTCGGACAGCAGGCGCAGCCAGTCGGGATCGGCAGTGAGTTGCGCAGCAAGGGGGCGTACTGCCCGCGCGAAGGCAGGCAGTTCGCCGACCTTGAGTGGCGTGATTTCCAGCGTATCGCCACCCACCACCAAGGAAGTGGGCACCGGCGGCAATGCCGCAAGTTGAGTGTCGGTCATGGCGGCCCCTTAGCTCAACTGGACGATGCGCCCGAATTGTCCGAGCACGGCATCGTAGGGTTTGGTGGAATCCGCCAGCAGCGAACCTTCCAGTTCGAACTTGTTGAGGTCGTTCGAGATGATGTCGAACTTCTTGAGCGGGTCGAAGGCCACGCGGTAGAGCTCGATCAGCACCTTGGCGTTGCCGGCGGCGGTGTTCACCCCTTCCAAACGAAGGAAGCGTTCCGGCAAGGGCTGCGTGAAGATGCCGATCTCGGTCACGGCACCGAAGGTATAGCTGGCCTTGAAGGGCGCAGTCAGCCCGGTGGTGTTGAGGAACTGGATCGCGCCGAAGTCGGCATCGAGCGTGTAGTGCGTGCCTTCCGTCAGGGTGGCGGGCGTGCCGGCGGAATCGACCACGGTAACGGCAGATACCTTGGGATGGGCGAGGAAGTAGCGGTCGCCAATCGCCGGCGTGGCTCCGCCGACCGCCTCATCGGTAACGCTGCCACCGGAACCGGTGACATGGTTACCGTAGAGCGCCAGGGCGAGGTTCTCCTTGGTGAATTCCTCGATGGTTAGCGCCACGGTCGCAGATTTTTGCTTGACCAGGCGCAGATCGACGGCGCGCTGGCCGGTCTGGCTCTCGTAGTGCTCGATCACGTCGGTCTTGAGCGCCAGCGACAGATCGGCGACGTTGCCGGGCGAACGGACGTTGATCGGTTCGCCAGAGATGTTGCGTTCGCCGAGATAGACCCGGCCTTGGAAGGATGCGTAGTAGGACATGAGGGATTACTCCTTGGGGGTCTTGGCGGAACGGGGTTTGGCAGGCTCGACGGTGTCGTTGGTCTCGGCGGCCGGCACTGGATCGCTGCTGGCCGGCGTGCCGATATCGCGCTCGGTGAGCCAGCGGGCGGTGTGGTCGTCCACGTCGATGACGTGGCCGGGGGGATAGGCCACACCGGCATGGGTGTGGGTGACTTTGAGTCTTAGCTTGGGCATCTCAGCCTCCTTGAGAAATGTCGGAAACGAGGGTTCGATAGGTGATGCGGTAGGTCGCCGGGATGGCCACGGCATCGACATCCGCGTCTTCGGCCTGGTAATCGGCTTCCTGTTCGTCGATGGCAAGAGCGAGTCCGCCGAGCGTCGGGTCGGCCAGTAAGGTCAGGTGTGCAACGCACAGCAGATCGTCGGCCACGGCATAGCCATCCGTTGGGTCGCGGGCATGGCCCGTCACGCGCAGCACCAGTTCGCGCTCCATGCGGTTGTTGCTGCGTTTGACCGGTGTGTCGGATATGACCGAGACGAGTAACACCGGGGTCTGATCACGAGGAATGGCGACGGTCGGCTGTCGCACGACCGCCAATGGGGCAATCGCCGCCTGGCAGCGGAATAGCACTTCGCGCACGATCTGTTCACGTCTGGATTGAGGCATCGGGGTTCCCATAGAATCCGGGGCAACCAAAGGAATACGCCGTGGTCACCCTGCCCAAGAAAAAACACAAGTCCAGCCAGTCCAAGCCCTGCCTGATCACCTTCCGGATCGAACTGGTCGGCACGGAGCCGCTGGTCTGGCGTCGCATCACGATCGACGGCCGGTCGAGCTTTGCGAACCTGCATCACGTGATCCAGGCGGCGATGGGCTGGCATGACGCCCACCTCCACCAGTTCCGGATCAATAACCGTTACATCGGCGTTCCCGATCCGGAGAACGATGCCCCCGACTGGCACACCGAGGACGAACGCAAGTTGTTCCTCAACCGCGTACTGACCGACGATGCGGTGTTCATCTACCTCTACGACTTCGGCGACGGCTGGGAGCACAAGCTGATCGTTGAGGACTATGACGACAGCGACGACCTGCGTTACGGCCCGGGTGATGCTTGGGTCGATGCCGGCGAACGCGCCTGTCCGCCCGAAGACATCGGCGGCGTCTCGGGTCTCCAGGATTTTCTGGAACACCTCGAGGACGAGCCCTATAGCGAAGAGACCAAGGCGCAGCGCGAATGGGCCGGGCTCGACTACGATCCGGCCCGGTTCGACCGTCAGGCAGCGAACGCCGCCATCAAGCGCCTGCTCTGGAACCGCTGGATCAAGTGATCCGCATCAGCGTCGCCCGGCACTCCGATCCGTCACCGATCGCCCGCACCTCCCGGACCCGGTAGGTGACACCGCCGATGACCAGTTCGTGACCGTCATCGAGCAACACCTCGTCGGCCGGGTAGCGGATCGCGTAGTCTGCCGACAAGCCCAACCCGTCGAGCACCTCCGCGTCGGGGGCCCGAAAGTCCACCAGCACTTCCGTTCCTCCGATCACGGCCGGCGTGAGCAGACCCGCACGACCGGCCACGGCATACAGCTCACGCAGACGATCCATCAGGCCGCCGCCGTCAGTTTCACCAGGACGTTCGGGCGATGGCACATCGGCAACGGGTTGCTCTGCGTGTGCAGATCGGTGCCGCGCTCGAACTTGCGACTGTCCTGCTTGGCGTACAGCGGCTGGCCGAGGGTATTGACCGTCTCGTTGAAGTCCGCCGGCGCGAAATAGGTGCCGAAGGTGTCGACCGTGCCGAGCGGGAAGGCGTGGGCTTCTCCCGGGGCGATGAAGTCGCGCACGCCCGTGGTGCCATCCGTCTTGATGTAGGCTGCCTTGCCGCGATACTCCTCGAAGGTCACGCCGGTATAGGTGAATCCGGAACGCACATCGTTGATGAGGATGATGCCCTGCTGCCAGTTGGTGTAGGCCGTCTTGACCTCCTTGTGGGTGGTCAGCGCGCGGAAGAAGTCCGGCGAACACAGCACATGGACGCCGGTCATGAACTCGCCCGAGAGCTTGTCCTCAATCTCGGCCAGCAGGTCGTAGCAATGGCCCTTGATGTCGCTGTTGGCATTAGCCAGGTCGAAACCGATTGTCGTCTGCGACAGACCAAACTCGCTGTAGAGGTCGTAGATAGTGCTGCCGTCGGCATCGAGGATCTGGCCCTTGAGGGCGCCCATGCGCAGATGCTCCAGGGTGATCGCATGCTTGTTGCGCATGGTCTCCAGATGCCGGGCCATCACGCCGGAGATGGCGTCCATCTCGGTTTCAGATCCGAAGGCACGGATGCCCTGGACTTCCTCGGGCAGCACCACATCATCGTGCGGGATGTGGGGAATGACGAAGGAGCGCAGCTTGCGGGTGCCACGCTCACCCACCGTGCCGGGCGAACCGACCGGGCGGGTCGGCAGCAGATTCAGTTTGCCGGCGTATTCCTCGACGATGATCTGGCGGGTACGCACCGGCTTGGCCGGGAACAGGCCGAGTTGCTCGATGCGGCCGTAGCGGTTCGGCAGGATGTTAATCGCCGCCGTCAGGCTGGCCATCGAGAAGCCGGGATTGTCGAAAGGATTCTGCATTTGGGATCTCCAGAGAATTGGGGTTAAGCCGAGTCGCGGACCAGGATGCCGAGCGCCGTGAGTTGCGCTTCGGCCGCCGCCTTCTGCGGTGCGGTGATGCCCGCCGGCCAGATCAGGCCATTACGGGCGACGATGGCGTGCCGGGCGATCAGCAATGCGTCCTCGCGATCGATCAGGGTGGCGTCGGTGTCGGTGGCGAGCACGCCGATGGCGGCTTCGGTGCCATCGGAGGCGGCCGGGGCCAGGGCATGCAACTTGCCGTCGGCGGTTTTGCGACCGAGGACGGTGCCGATGGCGAGGTTCTGGCCGGCAGCGATGACCGCCGCTTCACGCGAATACAGGTTGGGCGCCTCGTACTTGAGGACGTCGCCGAGGTTCTTGCTCAGGGTCATGACGGGCATTTCTTACTCCTTATGAATGAGTTTTTTGACGGCTTGGACGATCGGCGAGGCATCGGGATGAGCGGACACGCCAGTGCCGGCCTCCGGTGTGATCGCCGAGGCGATGGGGGTGGCATCGGAACGGGCTGCCTTGGCCTCGATCAGCGCCTGGCGCACCTCGGCCTCGGACTTGCCGGCGGCGATGAACTCGGCCGCTTTTTCCGGGGTGCCAGCGATGAGACACAGTTCGGCAATCGCCTGCGCTGTCTGGGTGACTTCGCGTTTGGCTTCGGCTACCAGGACAGCGGCCTCAGCAACGCCGATTACTTCTTGAACTACCACTTCATCGTTTTTTTGCATTACTTCCTCCATAGGGGGAGTCGCCGCCTCGGTTCGAGTGCCTGCCCGAGCCTGAGGCGACTTGCGGCTTCGGGAGCTAAGAAACAGTGAGAAATCGGTCAGTGCCGATTCGAAGGTGCCCACGGCATCGGCCAGTCCGGCGGCAATGGCATTGGCACCGAAGTACAAACCGGCTTCCGTGGAACGCACGTCATCGGTGGCCAGCGTGCGCATCGAGCCCACGTGCTCGACGAACAGGCCGTAGAGACGATCGACCTCGGCCTGCAGTTCGGCCTTCGATTCATCGGTGAGTGGCTGGTGTGGCGAGAAGTCGTTCTTGTGTGTGCCGGCGGTCACCGCCGTGTAGCGGTAGCCCTCATTGGCATCCTTGACCGACTGGTCGATATGCAGGGCAATCACACCGATGGAGCCCACGCCACCTGTCTCGGAGACGATGAGGCGGTTGGCGGCGGAACCGATGGCATAGGCCGCCGAGTAGGCTGAGTCATTGGCCACCGCCCACACCGGTTTGACGGCAGAGGCTTCACGTACCCGACGTGCCAGTTCAAAACTGCCCGAGGCTTCACCACCCGGCGAGTCGATATCGAGCAGGATGCCGGCGACCTGTGGATCGGCCAGTGCGGAATCCAGCATGGCCGCGATCTCGGAGTAACTGGTGAGGCCCGAGGCAGCATCGAGGCCGGCGGTGCGTTTGACCAGCGTGCCATGCACGGGAATGACAGCAATGCCTGGCGTTCCCGAAGGCATGTTGCGCGGCCCCGGCAGCGCCAGGTCGGCGGAAGGCGGTTGGATGTTCAGTCGGTCGCCAAGCACGGCCAGGATCACGTCCAACTTGGCGCGATGGACGAGTAAAGGCGTCCCGAACAGGCGGGAAGCAAGATGAGGCAGCATGGGTTACTCCGTGGGTTGGTCGGTCGGTTCTTCTGGATCCGGCCGACGCGGTGCATCGGCAACTGGCGTACTCGGCACTTTGTCGTGCCGTGGATCCGAGTCGAAGACGATCCCGAGTTCGTCGGCACGGCGGTTGTCCGTCGCAATCTCGCGATCAACATCCTCGGCGTCATAGCCGTAGGCCGAAATCGCTTCCGAGCGGCTCATGAGGCCTGCCCGGATGGCCAGCTTCAATGCGTTGAATTCCTTCTGCGGATCGACCCACTGCCAGCCCTGGGGAATCCACTTGACGGTTTGATACTCGCGCCGTCGGCGGCTATAGCCCGGCAATGCCAGAGAGCCTTCCAGTACAGCCTGATCGATCCACGCCCGCCAGATCGGCCGGCACAGCTGATGAACGATCACGCCATGCTGGATCGCCTCGCAGCGGCGGCGAAACTCAAGCAGCCCGGCCCGGATCGACGAGTAGTTCACCTGGGTGAGATCCCCGGTGAGCATCTCGTAGGTGATGCCCATCGCCGCCGCCACGGCGCGGAACTGCTGGCGCATGAACTCGGCGTAGGAACTGCCCACATCCGCCGGTGCCGAGAACTTGATGTCCTCTCCTGGTTCCAGGATCTGTAAGGTGCCAGGTTCCAACCCGGCCAGGGCCACGCCATTGGCGTCGGCCGAGCCTTCCCCGAGCAGGTTGTCTTCGGGGGTGAGACGGGTGATGAAACCGGCGAACATCGCTGCCGTCTTCTTCCTCACCAGTTCGGCATCGTCATACTGGTCGAGTTCGTTTAGCTTGACCAGGGCACGTGCCAGCCACGGCTCGCCGCGAATCTGACCGGGCCGCAATGGCCGGAACAGGTGAATCACCTCTTCAGCCGGCACCCGCACCGTATCGACACCCCCCGCACCGGACATGGGGGCGAGAGCACCGTCGTTGGGGTGCGAGCGGTACAGGTGGTAGGCCACCCGCCGTCCGAGTCGGTCGAACTCGATGCCGGCACGGATCACATTGCCGTTACTGAGTTCGCGGTTCATCGCCAGCGGCAGATGCTCGGCTTCCAGGACCTGGATCTGCAGCGCCACCGGCAGGCCATCCTCGGGACGTCGCCAACGGAGACGAATGATCGCTTCGCCGCCTTCGAGCATGGCTCGGGTGGCCAGGGCCTGCAGTCCGTAGAAATCGGTCAGGCCGTTGGCGTCGGCGAACTCGCACCAATCCCACCACAGGCGCTGGATGGCTTCGCGCTGAGCAGGATCCGCCACCAGACTTTGCGGCTTGATGCCGGTGCCGATGCAGTTCGCCACGAAGGCTTCGACGCCAGCTGCTGCCCAGGCATTGCGGCGCACCAGATCGCGGCTCTTGGCGCGCAGGTTGTCCTGGGTGAAGGCCAGCGCGGCAACCGCCCCCGGATTCGATACCGCCCAGGCCAGGGTACGCCGCCCGCTTCCGGCACCGTCGTAGAGGGGCGTACCGCCGAACAGACGGCGCCGGATTGTCTTGAACATGCCCATCAGAACCCCTTGCCGGTCACGACCCGGATCTGTCGGGCCGGCGGCGGTATCAGACCGGTGTTTGCGGCTTGTTCGGCCAGACCGCGTTCCACGGCCCGGATCGCTTCCTTGAGTTCCTCGACCGAGCGGTATTCGACGGTCTTGTCGCCGAAGGTGACGCGCTTCTCGCCCTTGGCCAGCGCAGATTCCAGCAGGGTCAGTTGTTCTTCCGTATAGGCCATCGACTATCTCCTTCCGGCTATCCCACTTTGAGGGCGGTGATCATCGTTGCGTTGTTGCCGCTGCCATTGGCGGTCAGGGCCGCCTTCATGCGGCTGTTGGTGTTGCCGGCCGAAGTCGCGCACTGGCACTTGACCGTGGTGGGCGCCGCCAGGGTGATCAGCGCGTTAAGGCTCAGGGCCACGCCCGTGCCATTGACCGACGCGTGGTACATCTGGGTCGAGGCGTAGTGCACGGTCCCGGTCGTCAACCGACCGTAGATGGTCTCGGCTGTGGTGGCGGCGCGCACCTGGGTGATCGTCGCAGCCACCAGCCAGGTACCGGCCGCCAACGACACGGCCGGACCGTCATACCACTGATTGCTCGTCGTCAGGCTGACATCCGCCGCCAGGGCAGCGGTGGCCGAAGACAGTGCACCGCCACCACTGGCGGACAGATCGACCCATTGCGTACCGTCGCACCAGTAGGGCTTGTTGTCCGAGGCGAGGCGCGCAATGACACCCGCCAGGGACGCCGAGGGTGCCGGCAGTACAGTGACGACCGGCACCGCCCGGTAGGCGAGGTCCTTCATGCCTTAGCCCATCACCACGACACGGTAGGCGTTGCTGGCAGGAGCGGCAGCGAAGTTCAGGCGTGCCGTGTTGGCGGTGGGCAAAGAGACATCGCAGGTCACCTGCTCGTAGTTGCCTGAGGCCTGATAGACCTGCACCACGACATCGCGGGTGGCGAAGTTGTGATTGACGTCATACTGGGTGCTGCTGCCATCGCCAATCGTGGCCTGCGCGCGGCGGGTTTTGTTGGCCCAGGCATTCAGTTTCAGTGGCGTGACGATGCGCTGATCGTCGGTACCGGCATCCGTCTCGGCCTGCGTGGCGATCTCGGCGATACCGGAACTGGTCTCCGACGCCGCACCGATCGCCGCACCGAATTGCAGCCAGGTCACATCATCCGAATCCAGGATGAAATTAACCACCGACTGCCGCCAACTGGTGCCCGCCGACGTGCCTTCCTCGACGGTGGCGACGGCCTGTTCCAGTTCGCCACTGGTCGAGGCATCCAAGCTGCGGGTCATAGCGACCGCCGCACCGTTCCAGATGTAGATGCCGTTCTCGGAACCGACCGTCTGAGCCTTGATCAGCACGCGATCGCCGACGGTCAGGCTAATGCCGTCGATGGAAGCCCCCGGCGAGGACAGATTGACGTTGGCCTGACTGGCAACGCGGCAGGAATCCTTCCAGGACAGGCCTTCGACGGCGGAGTTCAGATCCTGCTGGCGAACCGGTTCATCCGGGTTCACCGGGGCCGGCAGGTTGCGGATGCGGGCGACCCCGCCAAAGTCGAGGTCAGAGAGTTGTTTGCGGGACATTGAAATCTCCTGTGGTGTGAATCAGGTCAAGCGGGCCAGCCCGGCGAGCGGGACGGCGAAAGTGATGACGAGCTGGTTGGCGCTCGTATGCCGCACATCGGCCTCGATCTCGTTGCCGCCGGGATCGAGAATCGACACCGTGGGGCGGAAGCCGAGGTTGTGGTTGATCGTCCAGAGGGCCGAGGCAGACGACTGGGTGTGCAGATAGGCCACCCCACTGCTGCTGCCACCGCCAAGCGGGCGTGCGGCCAGTTCATTGATCGCCGCCACCAGATCGGACTTGGCGGCGGTATCGAGCCGACCCAGCGGCCCGGTACGCGCGTCCACCTGCTGGAACATCTCGGCCACCCGCGTCACGAAGCTGTTCAATTGCGACTGCAGGCTCATGGGCGGTTCCTCAAGTGAGCCAGCGACTTCGGATCAGGCGTCGGGCCGGTCGATTCGAGGTTGTGGCTCCAGAAACAACAAGGCCACCAGAATCGGTGGCCTCGGTGGGTTGTTGGGTGACGTTCTCTGGTGGAGACAGTCCCAGTTGTCGTTCAAGCTCTCGCCAGTGCCGATCCTCGAAGCGATCGAGGCCGGATGACGTCGCTGCGGCTCGCGCATAGACGTAGCAGTCGAGCGCCTCATTACGTTCGCGCATCTTCTGCCACTCGCGGATGGCGAAGCCATTCCGGTCACGCCGGGTGACCAGTTGCTCGGCACACAGCTGCTGCAGATACTCAGCATCGACCTTGGGCAGATGCACGAAGCCGGCCGGATAGCGCACGGTCATCCCGTCCTCGGCCACTTCCGGGGACTTGCGCAGGTTGTTGTAGAACTCCAGCTTGGCGATGCCGCCAGCCACCGAGAACACCTTGATTCCACGGCGCAGTTTCTTGCCGCCGGTGGTGGCA